TGACGTTTATACTAAACTTTTCGAAGAAAGAAAACAAGAATTTAATAACATGTTGGCTAGAGCAACAGAAGAAGTAAAATAAATTAAATATGAAAGAAAAAAATAAAAACTCTGGAATCTCGGTTGTACTTCCAGTTCATCAATTAACTGAAGCTACAAAACCATTATTTGCAAATGCTATAAAAAGTGTTGAAATGCAAAAAGTGGTTCCAGATGAATTAATTATTGTTGTACCAAAGAATAGTGATGTAAGTAAATATACGAAATCATATGATTTCGGTACAATTAAAGAAATTATAACAATCGTTGAAAATGAAGGTGAAACCGATTTTGCATCACAAGTAAATTTAGGTGTGGCAAATGCAAAATCTGAATGGGTTTCGTTTTTAGAATTAGATGACGAATACTCAACAATATGGTTTAAAAATGTTGTTGAATATAAAGAAGCGCACACAAATGTTGACTTATTTATGCCAATCATTGTTGATGTAGATAATAATGGTGGATTCATTGGATTTACAAATGAGGCTGTGTGGGCAACAAGTTTTTCTGATGAATTAGGTGTACTAGACTTAAACGCATTATTAACTTATCAAAACTTTAATATTGATGGTATTGTGATTAAGAAATCAGTATATGATGAATTTGGTGGGTTTAAACCAAGTATTAAATTAACATTTATTTATGAATTCTTATTAAGAATGACATTTAAAGATGTTAGAGTTATGGTTATCCCTAGATTTGGATATAAACATGTCAATCAAAGACCAGATTCATTATTTGCTAAGTATAAAGAAACAATGGACCCAGTTGAAGCTAGATGGTGGTTGGCACAAGCAAAGAAAGAATACTATTTTGATAAAGATAGAAAAATAACATATTTTGAACAAACAACATAAATGGTTAACAAAAGAGGACGTAAAAGAAAAAGCGAACCCTATTTTGGACCAGATGAAGAAAAAGCTGTTAATGATTACTTAACATCCACGGATGAAAAAGAAAGAAACTTAATCTATAACCATTGGTTAAAAGAACCATTGGATAAAATGATAGAATCAATTATTAGAAAATATAAATTATACAGAAAGGGTGAAAGCTTTGAGGATTTACATAGCGACACCCTTTCTTTTCTAATGACGAAGGCACACAAGTTTGAAAATGCAAGAGGTAAAAAAGCTTATTCCTATTATGGAACAATTTGTAAACATTACATATTAGGGTTACTAATTAAGGATGAGAAATATATTAGGCAAACTGCTTCGTATGAAGATATATCAAGTGAATTAGAAGAAAGACCAGAACTAAGTTATAGAATCGATAACGAAGATGATTTAGTAATGGATACCTTTATTAAAAAATTAATTGATAGTATTAAGACTGAATTAAACGACGAACACCTACCAATTAAAAAAAGACTTAATGAGAATGAAAGAAAAGTCGGACAAGCATTAATTGAAATAATGAATAATTGGGAAGAAGCGTTTAACACAATGGCTGGTGGGTCGAAGTATAATAAAAATTCAATCTTAGAAACAATGAGAAATTATACAAATTTATCAACAAAGGATATTAGGTTATCAATGCGAAAATTTAAAATATTGTATAAATTCTTAAAACATAGTAATTAGTTATTATAAAATTTATTTTGAAATATTTATATAAAAAACACTATGCCTAGAAGAAAAAAACAAGAAGTAAGAGTTAACAGCGTTGATAGTCTTGAAGGATTAATGCAAGAGACTTATAATGATGCTTGTTTACAAATTATCGACGCTCAAAGAAGTATAAATGAATTATCTACTAGTACTGACCCACAAGATGTTGATGACCATACTAAAGTAGCTAAAGAAAAAACTGGACTATTAAAGATTAAAGATTCTGCAATAAGATTAAAGTTAGAACTTGCAAAATTACAAAGTGATATCATTAAAAATAAAGGTGATGTTGACTCAACTTTACAAGAGAGAACTAATGGTCAAGTATCAACAACAGATTTTAAATCAATAAGAGAAATGCTAAAACAAGATAAAGAAGCTAATTTAGATTTCGAATAATATGTCAATACTATCACAAAAACAAAAAGTATTTGGTAAAATTGCCGCCGCTAAAACCTTGACTCAAGGATTTCCAAAGTTAAAGGTTAGCTCGTCATTCCCATCAATAAACAATAATGGTGATAGTATAACATTTTTATGTGATTTACTTAAATCACTTATTGGTTATGAATCATTACAAGATACAATAGGTGAAACATTAACGTACTCTATGAATCTTATCGAAACTGAGATTAAATCAGCTTTGAAAGCTGAAATAAAATCTATTGTAAGTTGTGGTACAAACCCTTCATTACCAGATTTTATTAAATCAACAGGCGATGGAATATCAATCCCATTACAACAAATAGACTTTACAGATTTAATGCATGTTGACCCAAATTCTAATCTTGGTAGTCTATTATACAATGATATTACAAAAAATTTACTTGACAGTACCGATTTTAATACATTCCTATATCAAACAGTACAAAATAATGGAAGTATTGAAAGCTGGAGTGGATTATTAACACTACAATTCAAATCTACTGATGTGTCTGGTATTAATCCAAATAACACATTAACAATAAAGGCTGATTCAGCATTTGATAATAAATCATTAACTGATTTAAATAATACATTTATTGATAGTCTTAAATTATTTAACACTGAGAATCTATTAAGTAAATTAATAGATATTGTTTTTGGTACCATTTCAAGCAATGTAAATAAAACTCTAAAGCAATTAGAAATAGAGGCTAAGGTGAATTCAGTTATCAATAAGATATCAAATTCAGATTCTAATAGTGTCATTAATGATAAATATTTTTCGTTCACAAACATCGAGAATAATCTACATCAAATAGATGCAATCAATAGAAAAAAGGGTATAAAAAATATTACCACATCTGAGCCAATCAATACATCAATAGCAATCAGCACATTAAAACAAACAACTAATTCTATAAATGATGCAATTTCAATGACACAAAAGAAATTAGCTGTTACAAAATCATTAAATACACTTGGTAATGAAGTTTCATCGTTTGCAAAGAATGTAATTGATATAAAAGCGGTTAAATTAAATTTTATACAAGAATTAGTTAATACTTTAATCAAAGCAATTGTTAATACTATATTATCACCAAAGGTTATAATATTATTCCTAATAAATTTTAAAATCATATACGGGCCAAATGCAACTTATTCAGACCCAATCGATTTCTTAAAGAAAAATAAAAATTTTATACATAATATTACTAAAAGAATTACTAGTATTATAATTAAAATTTTATTAAAAATTGCATTAAAAGAAATTAAAAAGTTAGTATCTGATTCATTAATTAAACAAGAAATTGATAAGAATCAAGCTAACATTTCACAATTATTAAGTCTTGTTGGTGTTCCACAAGACGTTTTAAGACTATTAAAAGGATTATCATGAGCGACATAAATGTTGATAGAAAATCAGAAACTACAAATGATAATATTCAATTAGGTTCAATAAATAGCGTTATAAATATTATTTTATCCGCTTTTAAAATACCTAAAAAACCAGTTTCACCACTTCCACCACCATTATTATTAGTAGGTGGAACATTACGACCAGGGATGACAGCCAGCGAAATAACATCAAGAATTATATCAAGACAAACAGAAGCTGGATTAGTTGTTGGTGATGTATTTGGTGATGGGCCGAATACCGCTGAAGCAATGGAATTAATTAGAATACAAGAAATACTTGATTCCTTAATGAATGAAGCTAAGGTAGAGATTGTGATTGCACCAGGCATTGGTGTAACAACAATTGGTGTTGGTAACTTAGGTGCACCAGTTGTTTCAAATGGAATAACAACAACCATAGCGTCTGGTTATGGTGTTATACGTTAATTTAACAGTATGGAAAAATTAGATGAAATGTCAAATAATGAAATTTTATTTGAAATTAAAAAATATGAAGCTGAACACGAATCTATTAAATTAAGAATGCTTAAAGACTACGATTTATTAGTAGAGGTTGAAAATAGTTTTGCAAAAGCAAATGAAATATTATTAAAACGATTAAAGGGTAATTAATGAGCGATATTAAATTTTCAAGGAATCAGGAAAACGTACTTAGTACAATTGATTTTACTAGAAATATTCAAATTGGAGTTGTCTGTAGCATCGATGACCCAAAGGGATTAGGTAGAATCAAGGTTAAAATTCCTGGAAATTCAACAACATTAGGTGATGGTGAAACACCCATCTCTGAATTACCATGGTGTTACCCATTAACATCAAAATTTTTAATGACAGTACCAAAGGTTAATGAAACTGTTTTTGTTTTCATTTTTAATAAACAAAATGCGTATCAAGATAGACTCTATCTAGGGCCAATTATCTCAACACTCGATAAACTTAATTACGACCCATCAATAACTAGTTTAAGTTCATTTTCATTCGGTCAAATAGGACCAAATGTTGATATTAATAGAATACCAGCCTTAAAGGGTGTTTTCCCAAGTAATGACGATGTCTCAATACAAGGTAGATATAATACTGATTTAACATTTAAAAATAATGAGTTTGTTATTAGAGCTGGTAAATTTGAAGCATCAAACCCAAACGACAATAACCCTTATCCATTCCAATTTAATATAAGTACACAAGGTTATTTTAATATTAGAAACAACGTACCAATATCAAACAATACAACACAAAATGGTAGTGTTGCTAATATTGTTGCTAATAAGATTAATTTAATCACACATAAAGATGGTAACCCAAGATTCAATGTAACCAATCAAGATAATCTTGTAAGTAATGATGAAATCCTTAACATTATTCAAAATGCACATCCATTACCATTCGGTGATATCTTAATACAATACTTAAGATTACTAAAAAATGCTTTTATAAATCACGTACATAATAATAATGGAACACAACCAACTGATTTAGTTGTTGGTGGGTTAACACAAGATGTTCGTGAATTTAAAAAACAAGCTGACGGCCTTGAAAACCAAATGTTATCCAACAATATCCGTATAAATTAAATTTTTAAGATATTTATAATAAAACATAAATGGTAATTAGAACATTTTTTGACAAGGGTAATACAATAGTAAAAAGCACCTTTATTAATACTGGATTAAATCCTGTAGCCGAACTATTTTACGGAGGTTCTGGTAATGATAATAAATATAGTCGTTATATATTTCACTTCGATGAAACTAAGCTAAAAAGTCTTTATACTGGTGGTACATTTCCAGATATCACAAAGCTTAAGCATACACTTAAAATGACAAACACTGGCGCATTTGATAGTGGTTTATTAAATGGAACAATGGGAACAAAAGATAGAGCAACATCATTTGACTTAATTGTTTTTAAAGTGAACCAAAATTGGGATGAAGGCGTTGGTTACGATATTGATGCTTGCAACATAACGGCGACTGATTGTGCAACATCTATAAACCCATCAAATTGGGTAAATCCACAAACAGGTATTTATTGGAGTAATGGTGGTGGTGTTTATTCTGGTTCACCTAGTGGAATTACAATTGCAACACAACACTTTGACGCTGGTAATGAAAACTTAGAGCTTGATATTACTAACTATGTGAATGGTGTATTAACAGGTAACACTAACTATGGTTTAGGTCTAGCATATTCATATTCGTTTGAACAAATACAAACAGCTACACTACAATATGTTGGATTTTTCACGAGACACACACAAACGTATTATGAACCATATATTGAAACAACATATAATAATCATATAACCGATGATAGAAATAACTTTTATCTCGATAAATTAAATAAATTATATTTGTATTCAAATCTAGGTGGAGAACCAACTAATTTAGATACAAAACCAGCTGCTAATGTTTATTTACCAAATGGTACATTATTATCAGCGTATACCCCTTCAAATGTAAACCACGTCACAAAGGGTGTATATTCAATCAATTTAAAAGTACCATCAAACTTAGCAGAAGAAGGTTATTTATGTAGTGATGTTTGGACTGGTGTAACTATTAATGGTGTAACAAGACCAAATATAACACTTAATTTTGAATTAATGGATAGTTTTAACTATTATAATATCGGTGCTAATGATGTTCAACCAAAAAAAGTAGCTGTTTCAATCTCTGGTTTAAAACAACAAGATAAGATTAATAGAGGTGATGTTAAACGCGTAACAGTATCAACAAGGATTCCATACACC